GATTGACGTAATAGGTCTGCCAGCGAGCGTAGGTTGTACTGCTGTCAAAGATCCGCAGATATTGGCTTTGCGCTCTTCCCATCAGTAAGCACCCTGATAACGCCTGCCGCCATAGCTGCGACTATTGCGAAACACCTGCGTACTGAAGTCTTGCAATGCTCGCTCAAGATCACCGACGGTCACATAACGCTGCCCATCCTGCTGCAGCACCGGCCCAGTGGTGATCTGAACAGTTGTGTTTGCAGCGCCACCGCCTCCACTAGGGCCCACAACGCCACCATCAGCAAAGGCAGGGATCACAGAACCGCCTCTCATTCCTGCAAGGTAGTTGGCTGAAGCTCTAGCCATCTTGCTTTCGGGGACAATGTATTCGCGTTCACCACCTTCGCCAACCATTGCCAGCGTCGGGCCCCCGACAACACCGCCTTTGGCGAATTGCGGCACTGAGAACGTCGGCACATTGGGAATGTTTGCACCTAGCCTATTCGCAATCCCAATAGCGGAATTGACGCGGCTAATCCAAAAGTTTAAACCACGAACAAGAAAGTCCAAGATGCCGCGAAATGCAGATTTGATAATATTAGAGGCTGCGATAAATGGCCCTTGTACTGCCTGGCCAAGTTGTGAAAATATCCTCAAAATCCCGTCATATGCACCTTTGGCAAGGTCAAGAACAGGTTTAACATAGAAGTCAAAATAGGCCTTTGCAGCTAACTGCAACAGCCCGCTGATGCCATCAAACGCGCTTTTGAAAAGGCTGCCTATTGTCTTCAGAGCATTGCCAATCTGATCTCGGAAGGTGTAAATTGCGACGCCGGCAGCCACCAGCAAGACAATCCAGCCCACGGGGCCGGTGAAGACTGCAGCGATCAAAGCACCTAACGCTTTCAATCCTGCAAGCAATGGGCCGATAGCGCCGGCCCAGCCTGCGATAGTCGCGCCGATCTTCAAGGCTGCGAGCCCCTTCAAAACGCCAATCAGGCCGCCGATGGTCGTGAGCACAGGGGCCAGCAAAGTGGCCAATACAGCAATCCCGCCGATGGCGACAATCGCAGTTTGGATAGGTTGCGGCAATGAAGTGAACGCGTTTATGACTTCAGTCAAGGCAGACAAAAATGGTGGCAGCACTTGGTTGACGACACCGCCAATGGCAACATTTAGATCATAAAGTGCTTCCCCGAACGAGTCTTGCACGCCAGCCGCACCACCAGCAGCAGCAACAGCTGTATTGCCGTATTGTGCATCAAGTTCTTTAAGGATCATCTCTTGAGCCTTGGAAGTGTTGCCAGTCTCAACAAGAGATTTAATTACTTCTTTTTGAGACTCTGTGAACTGGATCCCGCTGCGGCTCAACGCAGATAATCCCTTGACTGGATCGTTTAATGCTTTGGCTAGCTGCATAAATGAACTGCTCACATCTGTGCCGCTTACCTGAGCCACATTCGCAGCAGCTATTGCCACACGTTCGTAATTTTCAGTTGCGATGTTGCCAAACGAAGTAAGGAGTCCAAACCCTTGTCTAAAATCTTCTTCGTTAAAGAGAGTTGCTTTGCCGAGTTGATCAGCGACACCCTGCAATCTCTCTAGCTCACCAGTGCCTGCCCCAACATTTTCAAGCCCTTGTTTCAGCAATAAAGTCTCTTTCTCGAAGCCCGCTGCCACCTCGGCTGCATTGCCCAAAATCCGAGTCAGCCCAACAGCAGCGATAGCACCGCCCAGGCCACGTACAAGGCCATTGAACTTAGCAAACTTGCCGCCTGTCGTGTCTGCAGTGGTGCCAAGTTGCTGTAACTTGCCTTGTAGGCCGGCGATTTGCGACTGGCCATCAACCTTGGCGCGGATGGTCAGAGCGGTGGTCATGTCCAGCGCCATGCCTAGTCCTTCCGGTCGTTCACTCTTTCTATGACTCTAGCTTCAATCACCTGCAGATCCTCCAGCAGCTCCCGGTCATCCTCTGACCCATACAGCTGCATCACCCAGCGCACGGCGCCATAGTCCAGCCCAATGATGCCTGAGGCACCGCCACGCCATTGTGTTTGAACCTTTAGGAACAGGTCAACAGCGGGCCACGTCTCCGGCCAAATCAAGCAATCCTCGTCACGCTCAACAGCAGGCAGCTCGAGCCCGAAGGCTGCAGCATCAGCAATGGTTTCATCAATGACGGCGCCGCCTGCCCAGTGGTCGGCAGCGCAGATTAGTTTTTTCTCTTCAGCTCCACCAGAGAGGCGAAGTACGCCTCAATCAGGGCGCCGGCCAGCATCGGCACGTCTAACAGCTGCGCCTTTACGGTCTCGCTGTAGGGCACCTCATCACCATCGCCATCGACGATGCCAGACCAGCCCACCAAGATCTCATCAGCGATGCTCTGATCCGTCACACCATTGTCCAGATCGTCGCCCTGCTCAGCAGCTTTCACACGTTGCTGCACCAGCTGCTGAATCTCATTGATCCTAGTCTGTGGCAGCCGCTTGAAAACTGCGTCAAAACTGGACTTCTCACGCTTCCCACCATCAGCCGGCAGCCTGATGCTTACTGGCCAGCTGTAGCTTTGCGACTGGTTAAGGACGAACGCCACGCGATTAGGTGTAAACCAAACTCATTTCATCATTGCCTGCATTAGTCGGAATGGCAATGAACGGCATGTTCAGCATCTGGATCCCGTCACTATCGCTGTAAGTCAAGTTGCCCAGGTCTGACTGAGCCGTGGTCGTCGTGATGATATTGCCAGCAGTCTGGCCATGCTGAAATGTAATGCTGCCAGTGTTAGGCCCGGTGGCCTCAGCAAAGAAATCCTTGGCGGCGATAGTCGGAGCCTCGATCACCACAGTGCCGCTAGGTGCGCGATCAGTTATCAGGATCTCTTTCGTGCAGCCAACTAGCTCGCGGTAAATAACGTTATTTTCGAGGCTGAAGCTATAGCTCATCAGGCAACCTGCATATCCAAACGCGCTGAAGTTCGTAGTATTGCCTTCCTTAAACAGAACCGGCTGCTCTTGGTTCACATAGGTCACAGTTGGCAGCGAGACATCAGTTGGATTGGAGTAGATGCCAGTCATCGTGAAACTGATGACAGGGATCTGCCCTACCTCACCAGTAATTTCAAAAGTCCCACGGCAGCCAGTGACTTTGTGACGAATGCCGTCTTGGTGGTAATAGATCGTGCAGCTCTCAAATCCTGTTGACTCTGGCGCATAGGTAACGCTTGTACTTAGCACCTCGGTCTCACTCATGCCGCAGCTCCGCAGCACTGGGCCATAGGCCGGCGCTGTGCCAGCTGTGCCGGAGCCGGCAAACTCAACCTCAAACGTCACCTCTACACGGGTTTGGCTTAAAAGCTGGTCAGATTGCCCGAGATATGGCCTGACAAGCTCGCGGCTGACTGTTTCTGACAGCAAAGGCTGTATCTCAAGATTGCGGACCAGAATCGCGTTTGATGATCCAGTCGGAGTTGGGTCAACGCCATAGCTAGTTTCGATCTTGGCGAGGATCGTGCGCCGGCGAGTTAAGACTGATGCCATGGGTGGCTACCACTGAGATGTGCAATGGGCGCCATGGCCCTTCTAGCAGTCATCGTAGCTAAACCGCTAAGTAGTCAAATCAGCCACCTGCGTGCGATAACGCACGATGTAGTCACAAGAAATCACTCCGGCAGGCTGGTCAGCTTCAACAAGCTCAAAATTCACCAGGCTTGGTTGGACGTCATAGGCAATGCCGCCAAGCGTCAGGTCTGTCATCAGCTTGGTGTGCATAGATGAGACAGTGGCATCAGCGAGCTGGTCAGGGATGTTGCCTCGAACGATCACGGCAATTCGCACGGTCAGGCTCCAGTCCAATTTCGGCAGACTTGTGTTCTGCTGCGCCTGATCAGTGATCGGCTCAATGACGATGGCTGGGCTTTCCTGCCGGGCCAAAGGTTCAACCCTGCTGCGATAGATACGTGTTCCCACTCCAGCAGTTCCGGTCAGCACGGTGCGGATAGCAGTTAAGACCTGCTCGCGCTTGGTCGTCATGCCTTCACCTCTATGGCGCTGATCCTTCCGCGATGAAACTGAATCGTTGTAGTGTCGCTTGTGTTTGACACGTACATTGCGACTTCATCGTTTGCATCAAGTTCAACCATCCAAAAGCAAAGCAGTTTTGCAATTTGGCCCGATGAGCCGGAGAACGCACGACATTCAGACTGATCGATGCCTACGCCATTTTTCGCGAGCTTGATTCCTAACGTGTGGTTGTTCCCTGCGTAGGCATCCATGCTGGCCTGCACCTGAAACAACTTTGTGGCGCCGCTTGTATTTTTGATTGCAAAAGCATCGCTAGTGCCTAGAGAAGTCTGATAGCCGGTGCTGGTGTCATAGACAGCAGTCAATCCAGTGCTTTGGTAAACACCAGCACTGGCAATCGTGATTGTGCCTGTTGTTGTTTTGCTGGCCTGGCCACGAGCCAAAACACCTTCGATGTAGTAGCTGAGGCTGCTCCATGCAAGCGTACCGTCTCCAACTTTGTATTTGCGGGTGTCGGTCTCGATCCCCATCTCGCCGGCCAACAAAACTGGATTCTCTGAAGTCCAGTTCGCTGCTGTATCGCGACGCAGCTGTATTCGTGCAATGCTGCTCATGCTGCTCCGCCGTCGATCACGTTGCCTTCAACGTAGCTAGTGCCTGCGCTGCCACCGTCTAAGCCAGGGTCAAGCTGTGCATTGCGAAGGTCGTCGATGACATCATCAACATCACCGCCATCGATTGCCGTGTTGGATTGCTGCAAAGTAGTTGCCACGCTGCGCATCAAACCGATCTGGCAGAACTGGCCATCATCAATCAATCGCGTTTCACGCACGGTGTAGGGCACGCCATTGACATTGACTTCACTGCCGTATTGCAAATCGCTGAAGTCTGCAGCCTTTGCCGTCAGTGTGTAATCAGTGCTCAGCACCTGATCACCGGCGATCATTTCCATCGGCATATCAAGGATGCCCAATGCAGAAACGGCGCCAGCTGTAACGCTGACGCCAAAGTCTGCCAAGAACGCATCAAGGTTCTCGGTCAGTGCCATCAGCCGTACTTCTTCAGGCCGAAACCGAAGCAAGTCACATCAGAGCTGGCTGTGCCAGTCTCAGCTGTGCAGCTAAGGCGGATGTAACGCTTGAGGTCGTTGCTGTTGAGGGTGATCACCTCTTTGTAAGCAGCATTGCCGATAGCAGTGAAGCTACCGCCAGTGGCCGCGGTATAGGTGATGTTGTCAGCAGACTCTTCAATGCGGAAGGTCAGATCAGCAGCAGCACCGGCAGCAGTACCGGACAGGATGATCTGAACATCTCCTTCATGCCCAGCCAAATCAACACCAGTTTGATCACCGACAGCGGTGATGGTGGTGGTGGCCAGAAGTGTGAAGTGCTGGAGCTTGTCCAGCGTTAGCTCATGCAGTGCCATTGGACTTAATACGACGTTTGCGTGGTTTGCGTTGAATAGGCTCAAGACCCTTCGCCGTTTCAGTTTCTGCAGGCTCTGCCAATGTTGGTTCAGCCTTGCCACTGTTGATTAGCAGCCTGGCATCACGATCACTGACATCAACCAAATCACCAACCCTTGCAGGCTGGCCAGAAATTGAGGTTTGGCGCAGAATCAGGAGCCTCATGATCACAAGGTGTTGTTACCGCGGCAGAAGGATTCAGGATGACGAACAGCCACATCAACGTCCTGCATAGCAGTCACACGCACGCTTCCACTCTTGTCAAGAGAGTAAGGATTGACTTGGATGTCTAATGCACCCCACATGCCCATGATCATCTGATTCCAGACACCCATGAACACGTCGCCAGTCTGAACCTGATTCGAGCGAACAACGTTGTAGCCGTTGACAGTGTTGCCGGGTTCAAGGATGAACTGAGCGGTGTTGCTAGCCTTCTCGGTGGTCTTGAATCCACCATAGATAGTTGAGTTGGTCAGATAGGACATAGAGCCGATGTCTGCGTTGTCTGCAGCAATCTTGCTTTCCATGCTGACAATCTCGGGGTATGTCGGATTGTTAGCGTTGAAGTCCTCTGTGTTGATTCCGGTGACGAACTTAAGGCCCTCGGGCTGACTGCTGGAGCCGGTGCCGTATAGAGCAGCGCGGTCGATCTCAAGGGCGACCTTAGTGGCCAGCTCGGTGCGGACCATTTGCTCCACATCGATGCTTGACTGCAGCATCAGGCGACGGCTGAACACGGTGGCAGCAGCAAGAGTTTTGGCGACCAAAGCCACTTGATCGATGCTGGGCTGCGATTCTGTTACATCGCCTCCCTCAGCTAGCCAGTAAGTGTCAGCTGGGCCGGTCTGGCGGGGGATCGCAACAGGGCCTTGGAGCCCGGTCAGCATTGTGACTCCAAGAGAATCCAGTGCCAGCTGGTTGCGTAGCAGCTCGATGAAGCTGCCTGGGCGTGCATCGGTGAAGACCAGATCGCCAGCGCCGGAGGCAACGCCAACAGTCAGGTCACGCTGCAGCACGTCGTTAGGGGCCAGGATGCCACGCGGGGTGATGCCCATGCGTTGCGCAGTAGCTTCGCTTACCTCACGCTCGAAAGCAGCTGCCTCATGTGCAGCGCGATCGCCGGGCAGCATCT